ATATCCAAATTATCCAGATTATCCTAATTCTCCGAACTCTCCGAACTTCCCTCAAGCTCCCCTAGATCCTCCTAGTTTCCCACCATATCCAAATTATCCAGATTATCCTAATTCTCCGGATTCTCCGCCAGTATCTAGAGATCCTCCAGGATCGCCTTCGCCAGCAATTTTATCCCCACCTCCTCAGATCAACTTTCCATATTGTGAATGCAGGACGATTTCAAGCAGATTCACTCTTGAGTATATATATAGTCCGTCTGCATCAGAACATTGTTTTCAAGTTCAAATCCGTGACACATGTCCTGTGCCATTATCTCCCTGTTGTGAGTTTACCCTCAACAAAATAGAGTTCGACATTAACCCTGTTTGTCTTTCGGGTATTCAAATGTTTGTTGTAAATGGCATTGTCAGATCCCCTAACTATTCACGCAACCCTGGACCTGTTGCAAAGGTAACAAATCTTAACATTCCGTTTAATATGACAAATGGTCTCGAAGTTTGTATGCATATGTCGTCTATATGTACATCACTTGAGAAGTTTTGTAACGGCGATACATGCAGATATGCTATTTTTGAAAGCCGAGAAACCAATACAAAGTGTTGTGTTACAAGTACAACAATCATTTGATAAAAAATAGTAGTATATATAAAACATGGCCAAAAGACAACAGTCAGGTGGGTATCAACAACAACAACAACTTCAAAACAACCAGGGATTAACAGCAGGACTTGCATCCGGTGTTGCAGGGGGAGTGATGAATGCAGGTGGTGTTACTGTTAGCAACTGTCCTGCAGACGATCAAAGTTTTTATTGCAAATTTGTACGAGGGTTTAATATATTCAAGATGCTATTGTTTATAATAATTATCATAGCTGTAGTGTACTTCATTTATGTTATGTTTTTTGCCAATAAAAAGAGACGTTAAGTGACATTATTTTTTATTATTTCAAAGCGTTTTGATACAAATAAAATCATTTGATTAACCTAAATAAATGGATAAAACGAATTTCTGGATCATCGTTTTTCTTGTTGTATTGCTTGCTTGTTGCTTGATATTTGTTTTATGGGCAAAAAACTTTAAAAGACATGCAATGGAACATGTAACTCGGGACTCTCGGGACATCAAGCAAAAACTTCAGAAAATAGAAGATGAGCAAGGAGGTATTGAAAGTCTTTCAGACAAACAAACGTACGTACTTGCAGATACGTATCATTATGGGCGATATGGAAAACCTTTGAATGTGAAAAAGGCAATTGACTTGTATCTGCAATCAATTGGCAAATCTTCAAATCTCGAACACATTGGCAAATGTTACATGGCCATTGCAAGAGTGTATATAGAAGGGTGGAAAGATCATCGTCCAGATGCTGTCAAAGCTATTAAATGGTTTTTGAAATCAATAGAATGCGGATACGAAGACGGAATACTGGAAATTGCAAAAATATACATGTATGGTTTACACCCATATTATCTTCCAGACAAGCTGACAGCTGGCAAAATATACAGTATCGTGCTATACAATCAAAAATTTTCTGATTCGGCACGTACAATGTGCACAGAACATTTGAAACAGATAGCACAAATGGGTTATTCTGATCTTGATGCTGCTCCTGAAGCAGGGAGAACATATTACACACTTCCATTCAACATAGAAGAAAAGATTTCGATTTGTTTAGAATCGGCAAATACAAGACACGTTGAGTGGATACATACTTCATCGTTTGTCCCAACCCTGCAAAATGAGACAAGGATTGCGACAAAGAACCAAGATGAAACAAATACAAATGTTCTAGACTTTATACCTGTACAAAAGATTTATAACGACTCTCAGAACGTTCATAGTTCAACAGTACAAAATGCTGCGCAAAACACTATTGAATATATTGAAAACAAAACAGGTACTGTAACCGATTTTACGAATAGCGTATCACAGTTTATTCAGGAGATTGAAAATATAGCAGATATGAGACCTTCTGAAAAAGAAAACATCAAAAAAGTGTTGGAATCTCTGAGTGAAAGTATTCATTCAAGATATGACAAGTCAGAGAAAGACGTATTTAATTTAGTATGGGCAAGGATTAATGACCGTGTAAACAACGAACGGCGATCAGATATGATAAAGGTATTTGCTGACAATATTTCATCAGGTGTAGAACACGATAACGTTGTATGCAGTTCAGGCAAGATAGTAAGAATGATTGGATCTCTAGACGGAATGGATGTGGAACCATTACCATCATTAAAACCGGAATGGGCAATCAACGAAGAGATTGCTTCAAGTGCAAGTGCCATTCGAAATAAAGTATTGGAACGCGCAACGACAAACCAAAGAAAAGCATACGAAGCATTGGATCAGACAGACGAGCAAAAACAAATTGCGGAACACCTCAGTAATATTATGAGAACCGAGTTACGACAAAAGTGTAAAGTTGAATATGTAGATACCAATATTCTTTCAGAGGATGTTTTGAATTCCAAGCTTGCAGATTATATATATAATATGTAATATTATTAAAATGGAAAGGAGCAGCAAAGTTGTCAAATACATGCGCAAAGTCCAAGGTAGTTACATTAGTTCCCAATCAGGAGGGGAACCATCACCATCACCATCACCATCACCACCTCCACCACTTCCAGTATCAAGACCATCACCACTTCCACTACCACCATCATCATCATCATCATCATCATCATCATCACCATCACCACCATCACCACCATCACCATCACCACCATCACCACCACTACCACCACCACCGCCACCACCACTGCCACTACCGCCGCATTTGCTGAATCCACAGAATTCACTGAATCCACAGAATCCACAGAATCTATTGAAGCCACCACTGCGTTTGCCACCGCTGACACAAGAAGCAAAAAGTATAGCACAAGAAGCAAAAAGTATAGCACAAGAAGCAAAAAGTATAGCACAAGAAGCAAAAGAAACTGCAGACATAGCATTACTAACATCATTAATAAATTTAAAAAGCACAACACCAGAACTAGCAGCACTTCTAAAAGCACCAGAACTAGCATCAAAACCACCTGCAATAATTGATGTAATCGACTTTATTGATTATTTTAATCATGAGATGTATACCGCCTATGAAATGATTATTGATGTTAATCAGAATTTTGATGGCTCCCCAGTACACCCTCAGATTAATTACGTACTTCTTCCATATCTTATTGAAGAAGAAGAATCCATTTCAGGAGGTGGTCAAAATAAAAAACGTTCAAATCAGAAGGGTGGAACTAATGGGAAGTTAAGATTCATATTTTGTTGTTTCAATGTAAATCATGCGAAATACGATGATGAAGTAACATGGGTTTATAATCCAGACTTTGAAGATCTAAGTAATATAAACGAAGATAAACAAAAAGAAATGTGTGAAGCATTTGCAAAGTTTCACCAACTTATTGAAAAAATAAATAAAGTCGAGGAAGTATTGAATAAGAAAGCGGAAGTTATAACTAACATACTCCAGAATGAAAAATTCCAGTTAATAGCCAATAATGTAAAAAATCATATCAAAAAGTTCTGCGATGAAAGGCTGAAAGAAATATTAATGCTAAATGTGACACAAATAATACCAGGTACGGTAAATAATGAACCAGAGATGGTGGAAGTTGATAATCCTATTAAATTGGAAATGGATATACTGCATTTCGAAGCGTATCTTGTATATATTGGTGCACTTATGCAAGAAATTGCACGACATATGACAAGATACAGAGTAAGAAACGGAGTACTGGAATTGACAATAAAAGAACAAACAGAACAAACAGAACAAATGAAACAAATTATATATTATCTAAACAAACAAGAAAACAAACAAGAAAACAAACTTCAATATAATGTGGGAATCATGATATCAGGTCAATATTATGATGAATGTATATCTTTTCCATGTTTGATAGATAAATTAAAAGGTAAAAGTTATGAACATTCGTCTATTTTAAGTTTTACAGTTGAACTCAAAAAGCAAGGACTAATTAATGCCCATGTAACTAGAAAAATAGTAGATCAATTAATTTATGATGAATATATACAAAATATCAAAAAATGGTTCAATTACAAAGGAGATTTGTATACAGAATATAAAGAAAAACAAGTTGGCACATTTCAGTATAAGAATATATATTATAGAAACGATATGTTAATAAACTCTATAGCAACAACAGAAATAACCCAAGCAGAAGAAGCAGTGGCAGAAGCAGAAGCAGTGACAGTGGCAGAAACAGAAGCAGTGACAGTGGCAGAAGCATTGACATTGGCAAAAGAAGAAGCAAAAAATTACTATTTTATTGGTGATGTAGTATCTAAATTAATGATGTATAACGTTCTATAAGCCTTAGCATCTAACCCTAGAATAAGCGGGTGCTTGGGCCCCCCATGTAGTACACGATGCTTCTGTTGCACGGCTATTGCCGCTTAGCTGTTGATGGTCTCTGTATCTAACTTGTATCTAACTTGTGTATAACATATAAAAATATAAATAAATACATAAAGATGAGTAAAGTTTTCAATTGTAATGGTGCCGGCGGATTTGGTATATTTTTTGATTACAAAAACTTGATAACATTATTAACATATTTAGATAATAAAACAGTGACAAATGTAACAGTGACAAAAGTAACAGAATATGTAACAGAATATGTAACAGAATATGTAAAAAATGAGAAAATAAAAGTAAAAGATGAGAAAATAGAAGTAAAAGATGAGAAAATAGAAAATGACGTAGGTTTCAAGTTATTGCAAACACAATCTTATTATGATGATGAGATTGCAGGCTTAACTAAGGCAAAAAAAACTATGGGAATAACATATTTTGATTCCAATTATCCAGGATTTGTAATTAAGTCGAATAATGATGAACTATTAAACTTCGTAGTTAAATACGATATGAACGGTATAGAATGTAGAAAAGGTGTATGTTCTTCTTCATTGTATTTTGTCATGATGAAAAAACTGAAACCACTAAAGGAAATAAAGAGTAAACTACAACTAAAATCAATTGCAGAGTATAATACATATTGTCTTACAAATATAATAAATCCTTTGCTAACACAACTTAACAGTCTACATCAAAATAACAAAAATAATATACCCGACCCGTATTATCATCAAGACATCAAACCAGCAAACATTATGTTTACTAGTGATGGAAAAGCTACATTTATTGATTTTGGTTTAATGAGATCTGAACAAAATTGTAATTTAGGTTGTGGTACACCAATGTACATGTCTCCTGCCTATTGGCAAGGAATATATGGTTTTTATAAGGCCAACTTCATTAATGTAGATAAATCTTGTATGAAGATGGGTTCTTTGTCGTATGATAACTTTTATAAATGGAGAAGTTTTTTATCATATATTACAAACTTTGATGAATTGAAAAAAAAGTATACACCTTTTAATAAGTTTAAACGTTATTTATTAATGAAAAATGACCAATATTGTCTTGGTCAGGCAATCCAAGAAATGTGTGGCGCATGTATACCAAAGATTGTTGATGGTAACATATATACCAATATGTTTAATCCTATATACAAAGTGTCAAATCGTTTGCACAATGAAGGATTGAACAGCATGGCATTTAAAGTTGAATATAAACATTCCTCCAATAATTACAAAACTTTACCGTTTTATGAATCTGAACTTAAAGAACTAATTAAATTGTCATCGAATCGTGGACAACGAGGAGGGTCACTTAAAAAAACATTTCGCGTATTTGGAAAAGACCGAAATGTTTTCAAAAAGAATGGCTACGGCAATAAGTTGTTTGTCAGAATTAAAAACAAAGATGTGCCACTGAAAGATGCATTAAAATTCGAGAAAGATATCAAGTATCTATTGTGACGGTATGAATACTTTGTCACGAGCAAGATTGTATGTACTGCATAGTTTAGGGAGTTGTGAGAACCCTCTTTCACGAAGCTTAGTTCTGAGATTTGCTATCATTTGAAATACATCATTTTTAACTTGTGGTTGTTCTTTAAGAACCATAAGAAGACAAGACGTTAATGCTCCGACATATTTGTTATCTCCCAAGACGTTATGTGCATCAGCGGAAGTTTGATTGTCAAAACAACCAGACAGAGTGATGATCCTTGCAGGTATCGAACATAGAATATTCTCGACGGCACAAGTCTTTGGACCTTCCCAGCTATATTTTACATCACCAATTGTGCCGGAATGACAACAGTCGAATACACATATAACACGGGTATTGGGATTGAAATATCCAAATAGAGTATTGATAAAGTCGTCAGAGATCATTCCGGATTTTGCGTAATCACTGGGGACCAAACACTCATCTTTGCCATCTTTTTCGTCTCCAGACTTATCAACAATGTAACTTCCATGTCCACTGTAATGGACCCAAACAAAATCTAGCTTCTCACTGTAAGACTGTAATGCCAGTTCGTACAAGTTGCGAATTATACCCATTGCGCTTGTAGAATATGTATCACCATCGTCTGTGCATACTTTCACAGGTATCCCTAGGTTGGTGTTTAAATACTTGGATATGTTTATCACATCATTAATACAACCGTTGAGTTTAGCATCGGGCGATGTAGCATAATTCAGACCAAATAAAAGTGCACGTCCTCGCATATTTATGTTTGAATAAGATTTTGATATCCATGTAGATGAATATCTAACCTATAATTGATATTGATATGATGAGTATGAAAAAACTAACGAGGATGTTAGGTGTTTCATAAAGAAATGAACCGGCCCAACCTGGTATCGATCCAGGATCTTTCGGTTAACAGCCGACTGTTTAGAACCTCTAAACTATTGGGCCCACTGAGCATTTCTGCTCACTTTATATAAAGAAACATTTTCTTGAAAACAAACGCACTCACATATATATATATATCTGACTTTCTATTATTCGAGGAAATTATCTCTTTTTGAATATAAAATGAATGGCAAGTTAATGTTCATTTTATTTGTATTTATAACATTGGTAATTTTGCTAGCATGTGTTCCATACAAACAACAAAAAGAAAAGTTCGAGATTGATATTGGTATAAACAAAATGTCTTGTAAGGACTATCTTGCAACTATACCTGAAGGTTTGAATATTTTAAATCAAGTACAAGGTAACGAAAAGAGATTGGAAACATTAGATGATATGGAACGCGGAGTAATATCAATTTATACATCTGAAGGTGTTAAATATACTGATTCAGATCATTGCGTCATTAGAAAAGAAAAAGTTCCGTTGTACAAGATGAATTTGGGTGAGTGTAGATTAGATGCATTTAGATTAACTCCAACAACTGGAATTTTCAAAGGTTTACAACCAGAAGGATGTTTTATTAATCCAAGATCAGACTGGTTTTTAAATTTCTTAGATACTGGCTATTACTATAAACATAAATACTGGATTGATGAGCTTAACGAACTTAAAGCAGAAAACAAGCGTTTGAAAGCTTATCAATCAAATTTGGAAATTAAAATTGCACAAAACAAGGTTACGATTGGAAAATTGGAATCTGACATAAGTAGTCTTTCATCAACACGTGATGATTTGAAATCAACGTTAACAACAAAACAAGGCGAGTTATCTGGTCTACAACAAGAGTTAAACTCTTTGAAATCAGTGACACTATACGAACATTGCAATTTTCAAGGCTGGCAAGTTACTCTTGGTCCAGGAAGGTACGATTTGTTGCAACTTAATAACCTTGGGGTCAAAAACGATCTATTGTCGGCTGTGCGTGTATCTCCTGGTACTAAAATAGAGTTGTATACACATACTGGTTTCACTGGACCTATGTACGCATCAACCAGTGATATTACATGTTTGACAAATGTTGGGATGAATGACACTGTATCATCTATTGTCGTGTCTTAAATTACACAAAATTTCTTAGTTGATTACAAATGAGTAATATAATTTTTATTATCACGGTTTTCATACTGATTATTGCATTGCTTTCATTGGTTCCTTACAGAAAATCAGCTAATGAACAATTTGAAATGGATGTAAGCCTGAAGAATATGACATGTGAAGACGTATTAAAATCTACATCAGGTGGTATAAACATATTACAAACTGTAATAAATAACGACGGTAGAAAAGAATCTTTATCGGATTTACTTAAAGCATCCGTTTTGATCAAAACACCGGACGGTGATGTACTTCCTGGATCAGATTATTGTTTAATAACAAACAATATGAAAAAAAAATATCTTATGGATAACTGTCGACTCGGTGGATTTCAATTGATCAATACCGGGCAAAACTTTCAACCGGATGGATGTGTCATTAACCCCAATGACAGTTGGTTTGGTGATTTTCTCGATTCAGGGTTCTACTACAAACACAAAAAACTTATTAATGAAATAAATTTTTTCAAGACTGATAATGAAAGGTTACGCGGTGTTATTAAAGTCTTGGAAGCAGAAAAAAAATCACAAGAAGAAAATATAAATAACTTGAATAACCAGAAATCAAATCTCAACAATGAAATCTCGGGGCTTAACACAGCTATCAAGAAAACAAACACTGAGATAAGATCCGTAAGACGTGAAATATCAAATAGTAGACCAATTGTCACACCTTCTCAACCAAGTATACCACAAGGAATACGCACCAATACAAGACATGGTGAGAGATGTGGGCCTACGTCAAACTCTAGATGTATGTCTGGTGAATGTTGCTCTATACATGATTGGTGCGGAAGTGGCATTGATCATTGTTGGGTTCACTCAAGAAAAGATATAAATTATCACGGTGAAGGTGTATCTAAAAGAACAACAACACCACCGCCACCACCTCCTCCTCCACAAGGAATACGTACCAATACAAAACGTGGGGACAAGTGTGGACCCACAACAAACTCAAGATGTATGCCTGGAGAATGTTGCTCTACACATGATTGGTGTGGAAGCGACAATGATCATTGTGTGGTTAAGCGCAGACAAGATACAAACATATATCATGGTGTGGGTGTGTCTAAAACAACACCACCATCGTCTGTTACAATAGATTACAGATCAGAGGATACAAGTCTTGATGGACTGCCTGAAAAGTACGCACCTGGCTTTGCATATGTTCCTGATGCATCTTTCACACAATACATCACAAAGTATGCATACTTCAAAGTAAACGGAGGTCCAAGCTTGAGAGTGATTCAAAGGTATCCAGGCGTTCACTTTGGTAAAGACGTGATTAAATATGGGCCCATACAACAGAACTTCAAGTCGTATACTATGCACAAATGGACCTTCCACAATTAAACATATTAAAATGTATATTAAATTTAAAAATGAAAGGTTATGTATACACAATATGTGTGTTTCTTACATTGATTATTATGTTAACTTTATATGATGTGATATCTTATGAAAAATATACGAATGAATTAGAGTCAGCAGTTGCATTGTACCCAGAATGTGATTTTAAAGGCAATCCCGTTTACATCTCTAAAGGACAATTCACAGCGGATGATTTGAAACCCCTTGGTTTTAGTCGTGGACTTGTTGGATCAATTAAAATATTAGACGCTAGTGCTGTCGATCTTTTTGAACATGATTACTTTCAGGGTCGTCATTTAAGGTTGATGGATGATGAAGAATGCCTTGCATTTCAAGGATTTTCTGGTATTACAACATCAATAATTGTATCATAATTATTCGTGCGTGTTTGTTTTGGTTCATTTTTCTTAAAATAATAACATAAATGACTAAAACCTTTCTTGAATTTTGTGAATATTTGGTAGATGCTGATGTTGAAGAGATTGAAATCGAACCATTTCTATCATTTTATACTACTTACATTGAATCGTTCGCTAAAGCCAATAACATTGAGATTCCTAAAAAGTTAACAGACTTTGTTCAAGAGCTTATTCACGATCTCGAAGATGACGACGAAAGTGACGATGATGACGACGATGACGACGATGACGAAGATGACGAAGATAACGAAGATGACGAAGATAACGAAGATGACGAAGATAACGAAGATGACGAAGATGACGAAGATAACGAAGATGACGAAGATGACGCTGAGAAAAAATGAAATACTATTTAAAAACTGTATTCTATACTATAATAATGACATACTATGCAGTTGCAAAAGGACGGCGTATTGGTGTATTCACAAACTGGTCTGATGTGAAAGGTTATGTTATAGGATTTAATGGACCAAAGTTCCGTAAATTTGATACAAAAGAAGAGGCTGAAGCGTTTGTTCTGTTACATGCAAAACCTGAAACTTCATATGAAGAACACGACGTTTCAACCCCTATAAGAGAGACAGATTCCATACTAATAGCGTTTTGTGATGGTGCGTGTTCACAAAATGGAAAACAAGGAGCTAAAGCTGGATATTCGTCTGTATGGCCATGGCATGAAAACTATGATGGCGGATGGCCATTGATTGACAAACCAAGAACAAATAATAGAGCAGAATTTTCTGGTTTGATTAAAACATTTGAAATTGCTGACATGATAGACCCATCTCAGTCTAAAGAAGTGTTGGTATTCACAGATAGTATGTTTTTAATCAGATGTTTTACCGAATGGATGCCAAAATGGAAAAGAAATGGCTTCAAGAAATCTGATGGCACAAATGTGTTGAACCAAGATCTCTTAGTTGTTATTGATGATTTGATGAATGAACGAAGAGTGACATTGAAACATGTCAAGGCACATACCGGAAAAACTGATTGGGTAAGTATTCAAAACGACAAGGCGGACAAGTTAGCTAAATATGGTGTCACTCGTTGTCCTTGAACATACTCAAATATACAAAAACTATTGAAAAAGCTACAGCGTAAAACGTGATATTTGGTATGGATGTCGATGATATCATCACATAAGGATGTTGATCTATTGTTGATATTGATCTTAGCATGTATGGATGTTGGAAGATGGTGGACAAAAGTCGTAGGTGTTTCTTCAATTGTTGTGTGTCTGTGTATTTTTTTGTCTACTCCAATCCTTCCACCTGACTTTGCCATGCAACGCATATTATTTTTTAATTGAAGTCTCATTATTTGTATTATAAAAGATTACGTCTTAAATGTCTACATAAATTTCGGCATACATATTAAAATGGCAGAATCAACTATTGATCCAAAGATTGTTGCATTTCTCCACTTATTGTCACGTTGCGACACATTACATGATTTTGTCGGATCACGGTCTGTTTTAAGCAAACAAGAAGTGCTAAATATTTTGAATAAATCGGAACTATCGGAAAAGAAACTTGCACCTTTGTATAATATTGTTAATAAAGACGAACAATACAATATTGATGGTATCTTAAATAAGACATGTGCAGCTCTAATTAATATAAACTACCCTGCACATTATACCCCAAAGATTATAAAACGTATCAGTGGAGTGAAGGATTTTGAACCACGTGTTGTACTGTTTTACGAACTTTATGAAAACATTTTGCAGAATGAATTTCCAAATATGAACATTGGTAAGTACATTTCATATGACTACTTACCAGGTTATTCGTTCACTGATAAATTATACAAATTTGGTGTTGACAATGGTGATTCTAACAATTTTAACAATGCAACTATGGCATATGTTAACCTAGGATGCACAATGAAAACAGAGAAAACAGAGAAAACACAAGAAACGCGCGAAGCTTCTGGTTTGTATTCTGAACAAGATAAATCTAAAAGATTCAAAAATTTATCAATTATTATTAAACAATTCTTTAGTAATGTAGATAAAGTTTGTCTAATCGTTGACGTATCGAGTGTTTCTCTTGATGATTTTAATATTAGTAATAACACAAACGAAGCAATGTATATACATTGTAACATTGCCTCGGATTGGGATGGCGCTATGAAATCTAAATGCGGTCTTGCCGATCCGGAGATTTCACAAGAAATAAATGAAAGTAAAAATTTATTAGAACGCACACTTTTTGGATTTTCTGACATTTATCTCACACTCACAGACAACATAAAAACAGCATTATTGGAAAAAAATAACCAAAAGTTGAAGAGGAATATCAATGATGCAACTGTAGAGGTTACTCCGTTATCGGAATGTATACGAGATTTTAAAAATAAAACCGAAGCAGCTAAAAGTAACAAAAATAAAACTGAAGTTAAAAATTGTTTTCTAGACAATCCAAAGATCGGAGTTCAACAAATGGATTTGTTTGACGTAAAAAGAACTGGCGATGCATATCAGGTCCTTATGACTAAAAAACTAAATGAAAATAATACAAAGAATAAAAAATATGTTTTTGTAACAGTTGATCACTTGGCGTTTTTAAAAGCACGTTTGAATGGTGTACCTAGTATTTTTACCAACATTGATAGTTTGACACGTGAGAGAATTATGTTCTTATACAAACCAGATGTTGATGTAAATGATATAAATAACCAATTTGAAAAAACATTGAAAATGCTAAATAAAACAAATGTAAACATTAACGAATATCTAGTAAACCCAACAAAAATGTTCACAAAACTAGAAGTAGAATATGATATTCCGCTTGTAGAACTTGTAAAAATTGGTAAAGACTCAACAAATCCGACTTATACAACCAGAATGTTGACTTGGATTGATGAAATTTATAATAAAAAACTATCGGAGACCCAAGTAAAGTTTGACGAAATGTTTAATCAATTATTTACTGATAAATCTGAACTGACAACTAAACTTAGTAATGTAATCACAACGTACAAAGAAAAACTTACTAAAGCTAATTCTCAATGTGAAGACATTAATGATAAGCTTTTAAGAAATATTCAAAAATTAGCGACATCCAATTTTTTGGAAAGCAGAATATTCAATATCATCAACTACACGTGGTACATTGAACTGATGTATCTTGTGAAACGGTTTGTAAGTAACAGACAAAATTATATTGCTGAAAACGAGAATGTTAAAACAATAATTAAAGAATGCGAAGATTTAAGTTCACATAAAGAATTCGTCGGCAAGATGAACGAAATGATTCCAAAAATGAACAAAATAATTTCAAAATATGAGTACTTGAACAATATTACACTACAAAATTTGCTTGGTCTTGAAATGAAAGATTATGAAATAATTATAAAGCGTGTTACAGATATAATCAATGGAGGAATGTATGCCAAACGTAAGGATAGTTTGTTTAAGGATTCTTTGCATGAATTGATAGAAAGTACATCGAAAGAAACGCCACGAAAAAAAGTCTCACGATGTTCTGAAATCGTTAAAAGGTTTGTTACATTGATGAACAAAGTTGTGGATACGTTGGTATCGTTTGCAAGGGTGAAAACTAACTCTCTACCATTTGAGGATGTTCAAATGGGTGATGATAATGGACATGTTAGGAAATATGATGAATATTTGCAAAAGATTACTAAGATTGCCTTTGGTGGTGCTGAAAAAGATGATGGAAATGGAATGTCAGAGAGAAAACAAAGTCAAGATGGAGCAGTGGATGAAACTGTCTGGAAAAGTCTTTTTGATTTGAAAGAAATAAATGAAAACTATGAAAACAATCTTGTTAATTACATAAAAGAATATCAATCCAAAGATGATAACAGTGCCGAAGTAGTTGATCACGTTGATGCCATTGAAAAAGAACATAACGACATTTATACTAGATTCAGACGGTTCTATAATAAATCCGAAGATCCCAAAACATATAATCAAGTATCGGCATTGGTTGATCATAATGATGACAGTGTCGAAATAGTTGATCATAATGATGACAGTGTCGAAATAGTTGATCATAATGATGACATTGAAGATGAGTATAATTACGTGAGGAAGTATGAGGAGTTTATCATAAAAAATTTACCACAGGCTCTTCTTAATTACATTAATGAAGTTTATTACAGCCATAGTAAGCAATCAAGTATCAATAAGAAAGCTAAAGAATTATGGGATAATGAATTGACTATTAAGGTAAACGAACTAGTTGGAGAAGCGTTGGATACATATTTTTACTTACACCCAGGATATCATGCACTCATGCAAAGAGAAGCAACTAATCTAAGGCCTGATGAAATATTTACTTTAAAGATGATTAATGATCCAAAATTTTATTTGACAGAGAATTACAATATTATTACGGGAAAGTATATAATGGTAGAAAAACAAGCAACTGATAAAACTAAATTATCGCTATTTCGTAAATTATATCGGCTTGGTGTTAATAAAAAAAAAATCACGAAAACGATAAGGGCTCGGCCCTATCGCTTGCCTAGTAATTTTATATTAGGTGGTGGTATATCAAGCTTCACAATGGAAGATTATTGCTTCAAGTATTACAAACCATACTATGACATGTATTATAAATAATTGTTCATAATTTCTTTTTGTATTATAAGCTACAGATGTTGTTATTTACAACGTTGTTTCTTGTTTTATGTATAGTTGTTGCGTTTTATGTTTTGATTTTTGAACCCGGAACACCTGGACCACCTGAAACGTTTGTCACAAACATTAATCAGCTTAAACAAAATATGGAATTGTGTCTCACCTTTCCCCCTTCAAAAAAAGCAACAAATACGAGTTGTCTCGACTATGTTGTTTCATGCAAGAACAAATGGTTTAACGATGAAGTCATCAAGAATAAAAGTAAGTCAGAATACCGTTTGGCTACGTTAAATGAAATGGTGATGGCAATGGACTCTAAAGGAAAAAATCTACAAAGTTGCAAACTTCCTTATGACATGCTTAAGAAATATGAAATGGATGAAAATGATTGCCCTGAAGGTTCAAAGTTCGATGCATTTAATAAATCATGTGTTGTGAAAATTGGTCAAAAAAACTCACAGAGAACTGGTCTTAGAATTGTAAAATCAGATGCAACTATGGATTTTATAGATAACATCCGTGAACGATATTTTGAAGGGATGAAGAATCCTGATATCACTGTTGGAAATACGCCACAAATGACTCCAGACAAAACGATTTTCCCTGAATTGAATAAACAGATTACAGAGTACGAAAATTATTACAATTCAAAGACCGCTGCATTCCGTGAACAAAAAATCAGATGGGGTTACATTGTTGGTCTTGAGTACTCAATGGATAATCCACAAGGAAAGCTTGGCAATATCAATGTTATTCAAAAGAAATTTGGTGATCGGTATTATTCACTTGCTTATAAATATACAACAGCTGCATACAAGTCTGCAATTGAATCACCTAATCTTCCATCATGGTTTACGGAACATATGAACTGGGAAAAACCGAAAGTCCGCGGTGAAGCGATGGGTGATCTTACAAGTACTTATAAAACCCCTGACGATTTTATTGCAAGTGATGTTACATACAGAGCTGAGTTTATTTTGCGTACGCTCGAAAAAACTAAGGGTAGAGTTTCGGTAATTATTGAGGTGTTCAACTCCAAAAATCCAGGAAATCCGCTAATCAGCTTAGAATTCATGAGACATGGCAGAGACGAAAATAATATTTACAAGTTTTTCTCGCGTCTTCGTTTGGTGAATAGTGAGTTTACTTCTAACAAAAGATTGATTGAAGATCAAATGAATTGTCGAGTATTTTCAATAAATGCGGGCCCATCAGGATCATGGCATATTGGTTACACGACTCCGGATCAATGTGGTGATAATTTCGTTTATATGACTATTCCTACTGGACAAAACTGTCCTTGGCATGGATGGTTTAAAGGAAATATAGTGGTTTCTAATTCTGATCCAGTTATTCTTGGTGGTAACATTGCTGATTTTGAATCTTTTAAGAAAAACAACGTTGGTGATTTAATGTTGGTATGGATGTGTGCTGATAACAATGATCCTCTTCAAAATATACAAATATCAAAGGATTCTCTAAATTTTAATCCGTTCTTATTTAAAAGCATATTTATTAGAAAACCTGGTGCTACAGATGAAGAATGGGCAATGTATATATACAAAACAATAACCAACGACGGTATGAAACTCGATATTGAACAAACACCCGCGCCAAAAATAGAAATAAAACTAGATGCACCTCCTGCAGGAGGACCTTTAGTTCCTGCACCTGTATTTAATTTTCCTCCTGCTATCAAACTTCCATCAGATACAGCATATATGTCAAAAGAATATAAAATGCTCGTTGAACGTGTCAAAGGTAAGAATGTGTTAGATTTCGATGACTTCTTGATGGTTTGTAACACTGCAATGAAAGATTCCGTTAGAGCGAAAACCGCAAAAGAAGTGGGTTGTATCGCATTATGATTCATAATGATGTGTAAAAATATTCGGTTTATTACGGTTTTTTCTTCATAACAAATAATAATGTCGGGTGCGACACGCAATTTTGTGTTTAATACTGGTGGTCCAAGTACTATGAATGGTAACATCGCTCTGTTAATTAATTCTAACAATACACTTGCATTATCAAATGACACTGTTGTTGTAGGTCCTGCCACGTTCTCAAATACTATGACAGTTTTACAAAACACATATCTTCAAAGTAACATCGTCGTTAAAGGCACTGCAACTTTTAGCAATAATATGTATGTATTGAATCCGACGAGTTTAAGCAACACTCTAAATGTATCCGGAAAGGTTGACCTTAGCAACGCTGTTGTTGTTAATAGCAACCTTTGGGTTCAAGGTGGGGTGTCTCTAAGCAACACTCTTAATGTAGCAAAAAAAGCTGATTTT